TAATATAATGTGTGCATCTAATGATTATGAACAAGCAGGTATACTCTTTGATGAAATAGCAAATATGAGGGAGGAAAGCCCTAGACTAGAAAAGGTATCTAGGAAGAATGTAAAAGGTATATTTATGGGCAATCCCAAGCAGAAAAAGAAAAAAGGAAAATTCAGTTATCAAAATAAAGCTAAAATAAGAAAGTTGTCGGCAAGGACAGGTGGTAAAGAAGGGAGAAACCTTGATGCTGCTTTTGTAGACGAAGTGCATGAAATGAAAGATAATAGTTTAATAATGCCTATAAAACAATCAATGTCTACAAAAGATGAATATACATTAGTTCAAATAACTACAGAAGGATTTATTGAAGATGGATATCTAGACCAAGAACTTAAGGATGCAAGAAAAATACTGAAAGGAGAAAAACCAAATCTAAGAAAATTAATTTGGCTATATACACAAGATAACGAGGAAGAAGTTTGGCAAGATAGAAGTAGTTGGGTAAAGTCTAATCCTAATTTAGGAGTATCTAAGAAATGGCACTTTCTTGATGATTTAATAGAAGATGCCAAAACAAATTCAGCCACAAGAGCTTTTATGTTGGCGAAGGATTTTAACATAAAGCAATCCAATGCACAGGCTTGGTTGCAAATTAACGAAATAATAAATCTTGAGACCTTCGATTTAAGTGAATTTATCGGAGGTTTTTATATTTCAGGGAATGACTTTGCAGAAACAACAGATCTTTGTGCATCTACTATTTTACTAAAGAAACCCAATGACAATAAGACATATCTTTATACTCATTACTGGATACCTGAAAGTAAATTGAAAGATAGTCCTGATGGTGTAGATTATAGAGTATGGGAACGAGAAGGTCATATAACAATAGTCGAAGGCAATGTTGTAGAAAGTTCTATGATAGCAGATTGGCATTTTAAGTTATTAGAAGAATATGACTTAAAACCTTTCAAATCTGGTTATGATAATAGATTTGCTAAAGACTTTGTAAATAGATATGTAGATTTATTTGGAGATAAAATCACAGTTAATATTCCACAAGATTTTAAGGTTTTAAACAATCCAATGAGGACTTTAGAAGCAGATTTGAGGGATAAACTTGTTAACTATAACAATAACCCTGTATGTTATTGGTGCTTTAAAAATACAGGAATAAAGGTTGATACATTAGGTAGAATTATGCCAGTAAAACTTGAATCAACTAAAAGAATAGATGGTACAGCAAGTAAAATAATAGCTTATGCAACTCTAGAATGGTTTAGAAGTGAATTTATGAGCTTAATCCAATAGGAGGGTGGTGTAAATTGGGGGTATTTAATTATCTTAAAGGAATTTTACCTAGAAGTAAAAAAACAACGTATTATAATTGGCTAACTAATGCACAGCCTATATTTACAAGCTTTGGAAAAGATATTTACTTATCTGATTTTGTAAACAATGCAATCGATAGGGTAGCAAGTGAAATAGCGAAGATAGACATAAAAAGCATAGTACAAAAAGGAGATTTACTTCAAATACAGAACGATGATATTACAAGATTATTCAGATTCAAACCTAATCCACTTCAGACAACTAGTGATTTTTTAGCGAATGTAGAATGGCTTAGAAGAAAAAATTGTAATGCTTTTATCTATCCACAATATGAAATTATAAAATTAAAAGATGGTAGAGAATTTAAAAGATATATAGCTTTTTATCCTTTGAAACCTACAGCTATTTATGTAGGTGTTAATGATGGTCAGGTATGGGAAGTAAAAATGGATTTTGAAGATGGTTCCAGTTATACATTACCTTATTCAGAGTTAATTCATTTAAAATGGCGGAGAGGAGCTAATACTGTAATTGGTGGTGGAGATGATTATGGAGGAATTAATAATTATGACATTATTAGGACTATAGATGCTTTAGATAAAACTATTCAAGGATTACCTAAGAGTATTGAAGCAAGTTTACAAATAAAAGGTGTGTATGCAGCTAAAACATTAGCAGACCAAAAGAAACTAAACGATATTAGAAAAGAATTTGAGGACCATATTACAGTAAGTAAATCTGGAATGGTAGCTACCGATTTAGCTGGAGAATTTACTCCAGTGAATATAACACCACCTAAAATAGATAAGACTGCTTTAGAATTTTTAAAGGCAGTTATTCAAGAACGATATGGAGTAAGTGCTGCTATCCTTAGTGGTGATTACAATGGAGAACAACATAGCGCATTTTACCAAACAGCAATTGAAGAATTTATAATTCAATTTGAACAGGCAATGACAGCCTGTTTATTTACTTCTAGAGAACAAGATGTAGGACACAGAATTAAGTGTTACTACAATAAAGTAAGGTATATGTCTACAAAAGATAAAATGGAACTTGCTAATTTAGCGAAAGAAACTGGAATAATGACGCTTAATCAAATTAACGATATGTTTGGAATTGAGCCATTTGAAGGTGGGAATAGAAGAATCCAAAGCTTAAACTATGTAAATGTTGAGTTAATAGATAAATACCAATTAAGTAAATCAGGTGTGAAAGAAGGTGACAAGGTTGAATAAGAAGGATTATGAACGAAGGCTTATTGAAATTAGAGCAGTTGACAATAACGAGGACAAAATGACAATAGAAGGCTATGCAATTGTATTCGACAAGCCAGCTACTCATAAGATAGGCAATAGAAGTTTTACAGAAGTTATTAAAAGAGGTGCATTAGATAAAACAGATATGAAAGATGTACCCCTTAGATACAATCACAATGACAATGTAATGATTATGGCTAGAACAAGGAATAAGTCTTTAAGGTTGATTGTAGATGATAAAGGTTTAAAGGTAGAAGCAGAATTGATTGATACACAAAGCAATAGAGATCTTTATAAGGCTATTAAAGAGGGCTTAATTGATAAAATGAGTTTTGCTTTTAGAGTCGCTGATGGTGGCGACAAATGGACATTTGGAGAAAACGAGACATATAGAGAAGTTACTAACATTGCTAAACTGTACGACGTAAGTGTGGTGGATACCCCATTTTACGATAGTACATCTATATATACTCGTAGCCTTGAATTACTGGAGAGTGAGGAAAGGCGGCTGGAGAGCTTAAACGAGATTGAAATATTAAAACTAAAAATTAAAATTATGGGAGGAATAGAATAATGAGAGACAAATTAATGAAGTTATTAGAAACTAAACAAGAAGTAAGAAAAGCTAAATTAGATTTAGTGGAGAAATCAAACAATGTGGAAGAATTAAGAAAGTTACAAAAAGAAATTGAAGCTTTAAATGCAGAAATAAGAGACATTCAAGGTATGATTGATGAATTGCCAGATGAAGGCAATGCAGAAGTAAACGAAAGAACAGCAGCAGTAAATGGAGAAATTCCAGGGGTAGTAGTATCAAGTTCAAAAACACAAGAAAAAAGAAATTCAGTAGATGAAGATGGCATTGAATACAGAAAGGCATTTCAACAATTCATAACAAGAGGAACTCCAATTCCAGCAGAATTTAGAGCAAACGAAAATACTCTAACAACTGATGTATCAACAGCTATACCTACAGTATTGGTAAATAGGATAATAGAAAAATTAGAGTCCACAGGAATGATTTTACCTCTGATTACTAGGACTTCATTTACAGCAGGTATCAATATTCCTACTTCTAGCGTAAAACCAGTTGCAACATGGGTATCAGAAGGACAAGGCTCAGATAGACAAAAGAAAACAACTAGCGTAATAACATTTACTAACTTCAAACTTAGATGTGAAATTTCTATGTCTATGGAAGTTAGTACAATGGCTATATCTGCTTTTGAAGATGCGTTTGTAAGACAAGTAACAGAAGCTATGGTAAAAGCAATTGAACAAGCTATTTTAACTGGAAATGGAACTACTCAACCTAAAGGTATATTGACTGAAACTCCTCCTGCAGGACAAGTTCTTGAAGTTACAAAGATTGGATATGATACTTTGGTTGATGCAGAGGCAGCATTGCCACAAGCATATGAAGATGGAGCAGTATGGTGTATGACTAAAAAGACCTTTATGGCCTTTGTTGGGATGGTAGATGCTGATGGACAACCTATAGCAAGGATTAATTATGGCATAGGAGGAAAACCTGAAAGAACTTTATTAGGAAGAACTGTAGTATTATGTGGCGACTATATGGATAGCTACAGCACATCATTAGCAGCAGGAAAAATCTTTGCTTTCTTATTCAATTTCAAAGATTATGCACTTAATACAGTATATAATATGGGAGTACAAAGAAAACAAGACTGGGATACAGAAGATATCCTAATAAAAGCGGTAATGTCTTTAGATGGTAAGGTTATAGATAAGAATTCTTTAGTGGTATTAAAGAAAAAGGCTTCATCTTAATTAAGGAGTGATAATATATGACACTCCTTGAGAAAGTCAAACCAAGGCTAGGAGTGTTCTACTCCGAAGCTAATAAAGATGCAGAGATGCAATCAATGATTAATGGAGCAATTGAATATTTTAAAGGGGCAGGGTGGGAAATTGATCCTGCCTCTCCTACTCCATTAGCAGTTGAAGCAGTTGTTTTATATTGCAAAATGGCCCAATCAACAGACCCTTCACAATTAACTAATCATCCAGTTCTAATCTCAATGATTGCTCAAGGTAGGAGTGAAAAGAATGAGACGGATTAATTCAAAACAACCTATTAATTTCAACCCTACTACTCCAATAAAACTGTACACAAAAGAAACAGAATATATACCAGGGCAAGGGAATGTGACAGAATGGAAGGAGTTAAATAGTGATGGTTATACTACTTTTTATTGTGAGTGGCGAACTATGTACGGTGATAGGGCAATAACTGCTGAAACATTAGGAATTAAGGAATCAGCAACTATTAGGACATTTTACAATCCTATAATTTATAACAAATTAAGGACTACTCAAGTAATAATAGCTAAAAATGGAGCAAATATTCTTAAAGATGGTGTACCAGATAAAAATAATCCTGATTGTTATGAGTTATGGGGTGGAGTTGATAATGTATTAGAAGAAAATCGATTTATGGAATTTAGGGTGAGGAGGTTTGAAGGGCTATGATAAAGGATCTAATTCAAACTACCCTTGATGCTGTTCTTTACCCTAAAAATATTTTTGTATATGAACAAAGAAAATCAGGACCTGATGCAGACGAATATGTAGTGTATTCAATGAGTGGTGATATTGAAGAAAATTATGCAGATGATGAGGTATTAGTTAAAAATGCTAATGTAACAGTTAAATACTTTTATAGATCAGAAAAGCTAGATAATTACTCGACTA